TGTAGCTGAGTTGTCGGATACGGCTACGTTTATATCCGTTCCGTCTGGACTGATAGAGTCTACAGCTATATCGCCCACATTAGTGATATTGTTGTCACCAAAACTTACGTTATCGCCAAAGGTTTTATTTGTAAGAGTAGCAGTCGAGGCAGTTGATACTAAGTCAACATCTCCACCAGTGCTTGGCAAAGTTAACGTATTAGAAGCAGATTCTGAATGTGGAGCTGCCTGTAACGCTTGTGCGTGAGCGTTGCCTGATTCACAATAAAAGTTTATTTTAGAACGTGAACCTGAGTTCTTTAAATCGATAGTACCACTTTGAATGTCGACATTACCATCTAACCTAACTACGCCAGACCCATTTGGTGTTATAGCTATGTTACCATTTGAGGTTGATACAATACTGTTTCCATTCACATCTAAATTGCCACCCAATTGTGGTGAAGTATCGTTTACCACATCCACGCCTGTAAGAGATGCACCACTACCACTAAAAGCCGTGGCTGTTACTGTTCCCCCTATAGAAACATTGTTGCTACCATCTTCCACCACCATCTTACTAGCAGGCACTGTTATAAAAACATCTTTGGTTCCTGCACCGAAATCCACCAGATTGTTACTGTTAGAACTTGCTATGACAGATCGTGCTAAAGTTGTACCAGAGGATGTAAATGTTCCTAAACCAACCTCAAAAGCACCATTTGTATTATCAACAATAGCGTAATAGGTTGTATCAGAATTAGATAGATTAGCAGTAAAAGTTTCAAAGTTAGTGACTGCACCTGCCAAGGTAATCGTGCCTGTGCCTGTAGTCGTTGTCGTTTCACGAACTCTATCTGCAATCACAAATGCCATTAGGCTATCCTTATTATCGCATTACTTGAATCAGCCGTTGGGAATACAACTGTAAAATCACCAGAGGATGCCGACTTATCTGCTCCAAAATCTAAGACGCAAACAGATGTATCACCAGTAGTGTCTTCATTAAATATTAACGCTCCTCTAGCTGTTAGTGTTACGTTGCTAAAGGTTAGATCAGAAAAATCTGTAAGAGCCGTTGTACCTGATGTGCTTGGGTCTACTCTTGTTAAAGTTCCACCCTTGGCTGTGTAGTTTGTTCCTGATACTTCATTGCTTGTTGTGTATGCTGTAGTTCCTGCACCTAAACTAGCACTTGATGTATACAAGGCTAATTTAAAAGTATTACCTCCACTATTCAAAAAGTTGTGCTTTCCCTCTAGTAACTCTTTTTTAAAAGACGTACACATTGCCTGTGATATAGCCATTATAGTCTCCTTATATGTTCTGCAAGCTGTTCTTGACCTGCATCTTTAATAGCATTGTAAATAGTTGTTCTGTCTGATTTTATAGCTTCTTTCATGTAAAACGCTATAACTTTTTCTAAGCGTTGCTTGAACGCTATTGCTTGATCCCTAATTTCTGGCGATGCATTGTCACCCACCTCTATTATTTTATCAGAACATCTCTTGGCTATTTCTTCTGGTGTAAAGCCTCTGTTCTCCGTTGTATGCACATTAACTATGGGCGTTTTGGGTAGTTCCATTAACATTACATTATCCTTGCTTCACCGTTTCTATAACTATCTCTTTTGTTTCTGCCATCAGCAAGTTGCTGTAATCCTGCCATAGCCTCATCATAACGTGTTTTGTAGAATGATATTATATCAGCTTCACCCTTCATAAACGTATATGCCTCTACTAATGTACCATATAACAAAGTTGCCTCTGCATTATCACCAAGCCATGATGTAGAGGATGTCACGATAGATGGTGGATCATAGTAATAGTGCAGTTGCACCGTGTATGTGGAATCTGGGGTAGGAGCTATTAAAAAGTTATCCCCATCAAACAAAGAGTAATATACAGGAAGACCTGTTGTTCCTGTTGCAGGATATGCCTCTCGTATAAAGTTTACATCTTTTGGTAACAAGAAAGAGTAGTTACTACTACCATCCACAACGGCGATAGAGAACACAGCTAGGAAATCTGTTGGCTTTGCTAAGAACCTATTACTTGTGGTCAGGGATGTTGTTACGTTCTTTCTGAGTTCTGGGATAAGAATAGATCGGGTATATTCTTTCTTCCGTTTGCCTGACGAAGTTAGGAATATTATTAACAAAAGTAGTTTCGGTGTTATCGGTATATTCCTTGATCGCATTTGTTATTTCTGTATAATTCATTTTTTGCTCTTATTGGGTGCGTATAGATTATCAAAAATCTGATTAACATCCAAGACATAATCTAAATCAGACTTTGAGTAGTGTATATGCTGTGATGGCAAGAAATCAGGAGGACCTTCTCCTGTTTCAAACCATGCAGGATGTGTAACACGAACTCTGTTGTTAGGCAATGCCACTATGTTGCCTGTCCACTGACCTGCATCTAGCAACTCTAATACATGACTTTGCTTGTGTTGTGCAGGATCATCGGCTATCTCACTCTCTACATAGTCCACAGTAAATAAATATTTAGCAGGGTAGAAGTCTTTGCCTATCTTTGCTAACCAAGGACATGGTGTAGCCCTATCCAAAACATACACAGCGTGGTGGAGGGAGGAACAATCCCACGGCTGTGCATAGTGAACAGGCATGGGTTCTGCCCACTCCTCAACTGGAGTATCTGCTACTAAAGCCGTAATTGGCATTCTAGCCCACATAGCTCCACCATGTACATTAGGCTCATCCGTGTCATCGGTTTCACAGCCTGTAAATATAACTTGAAAACTAAGACATCTATTTGGCATTGTCGTCACGGCAATAGCCATAGCGTGAAGGAACTCCCCATGATACTTCTGATGATTATGGGTATACTCCCTCCGTACCCAACATTTAAAATGTGGGATGTTACTTTGTAGATAAGGCATATTTTATACTTTAGTTAGCTTGTATCCCTTGGCTTTAGCAGCAGCTCTTATCTTAGCAAGGCTCATTGTGGCTCCACCACCTGCCATCATTTTCTTCTTCATGGCTCCACCCATAGCGTAACCCTTCTTCTTCATGGCTCCACCACCACGCATCATCTGCTTTTTCATAGTGGTTCTACCACCTGCAGCCATGCCTTTCTTCTTCATCTTTCCACCACCTACATAACCTTTTTTATTTCTTTTCATCGGCATATTTTATCTCCTTAGCTTGTTGTTACCGTGACAATGCCAACCAGACCAAAGATTGGCGATATTTTTAAATCAAAGTCGTCAAACTGAGCAACACCAACAGATAACTCTAAAGGCTCTGTTCGGTCTGGTCTTGCATCAATTATGGACTGAGGATCGTCACTCTTTATCTGACCAACAAAGTTTTGTGGATGATCTGGATCAACCACATCTCTTCCAACCCTCAAGCCATTTCTTTTACCATTGGTAAACTCGTATACAAGGTCTTCCATTTTATAACGAAACCCTGTCCTATCGCATATTCCAAAAGCATATTTTCCCTTAGCATAAGCCATCAGACACTCGTGAAGAATGTGTTATAAGGAACAAACTTTATAGAGGCTGTCTCTGTGTCTTCCCCTGCTGCTAATTCAAACTGAAACTCATATTCTTGTTTTAATCCTGCCACTCTATCAGCCACTTCTGGCTTTTTCATAGCTATGTAGTACGCCAATCCTGATACAAGACATGGCACAAAACGTGGTGGAACAAAGCTCGTTGTGGTTCCTGTTATACCAGAGGCAATACCATCAATACCCTTTAGTCTAAAAAAGGCTAACGTGTATGTCGTGTCTGGAACAGGATGCAAAGTGACTGTCGTGGAGCCTGCTAGTCTTTGTACAAATATTTGTGTTGGCTTGCCTTGTGTATTCTTATTTGATTTTTGGGCAAACGTAGAAACACTTATTCTATTTACATTCGTATCTAGCTGTGAAGTTCCTGTGCCTGTTCTGATTGTATGCTCAATGATATCAATGGTATCTGATGGCATCGTGTATGTGGCTGTGCCTGCTGAAAGAGATAATGTGCCAGATTCTATGGTAAAAAGATTTATCCCTCTGTTTTGCCACTCTAATGTTAATATCTGAAAGCTACGTCTAGCTG